TTGCGTAAGAAATGGTCAAATTCTTCTTGGCTCATTCGAGCAGCACGTTCGGTATCCCATACAGGCTCGCCACCAGTGTACTTTTCGTCACTGAACAGCGGATCACGAGTTTTCTTGGGTGCTTTTTTAGGTGCTTTAACGCTTTGTGCTGTAGCCATGGTTCCTCCAAAAAGTTGCAATATCAGCAACACATTCTAAACATAGTAAGTATAACATTTTTGGTATTTAATGTCAACTAAATACTAGATATTAAGGATTTAGCAAGTGCCTAGACTATCGCTTTGGAAAGAAGGACGCCATACTAACGATTATAAGTTCATTGATCGTCGCATGAGCGAAATGTTTACTATAGGCGGCACCGGAATTTTGGTTCACAAATATCTTGGACCAAATGAACAAAATATTTCCAAAAACACTAGTTCTGCACAAGCAAGCACGAGCTCATCAATAAGTTTTTCAAGTACGGCTGACATTAACTTGGGAATGTTTGTAGCCGGCAATGCTGTAGTCACTGGCACCAAAGTTGTTGCGAAAACTGCTAACACAGTGACGTTAAGTGCCAATACTACCAGTGCGCTGTCAGCTAATACAACGTTAAAATTTTATACAGATGCGGCACAACCAAGTTATATGAATCAAAGTGCGCAAAACATTCAAGATTTATTTTTCCTAGAAAATAGAGATAGAAAATATGATACCAGTGTGTATAACCTGCGAGGCATTTATCAAACGCAAGACGTGACTTTTGATCTAAGTCAATTTGGAATGTTTTTACAGACCGGCACGTTATTCATTGTATTTCATATCAATGATATGATAGCAAGTCTGGGTCGTAAAATAATGCCAGGAGACGTTATAGAACTAATGCATCTAAAAGATTATAATCCATTAGATGACAGTTTACCAGTTGCATTAAAAAGATTTTATGTCATAAGTGATTGTAATAATGCTTCCGAAGGTTTCAGTCCAACTTGGTGGCCACATCTATGGCGTTGCAAAATAAATCCGTTGACTGACAGTCAAGAATATAAAGATATACTTAATCAAATCAAAGTTGACGAAACCATACCAGGATCAGGAACAGGTAACATATCGTTGGGTAGTGTTAGCAGTATTATCAGTAAGTATCAAGAAATAAATGATGCAATTATTCGTGAAGCGGAAACAAATGTTCCGTTCTCTGGATATGATACCAGTTATCTATACGTAAAGCCTACCACCGACGACGGCAGATATCCTACTGATCCATTGGGTCTAACCAGCGACGGTAACATCACTGCCGATAGTGGTACTATTAATGCAGGTGCAGGAATAGATAGTCCTGGTGAACCTGTACGTGGTTACTTGACCTATGCCGGCGGCACAATCAATGGACTTCCTGTAACAGTTGGTATAAGTTTTCCAACCAACCCAATGATAGGTGATCTTACTTTGCGTACAGATTATTTGCCAAATCGTCTGTTTAGATATGATGGTAGAAGATGGGTAAAAATGGAAGATAATGTTAGAACAAGTTTGACTCCTGGACCAGATAACGATACTTTACGTTCTAATTTTGTAAATGATACAAGCACATTTATTAACAACACAGGTAATGTTTCTGTCCGACAAAGTTTGAGTCAAGCTCTTAGACCCAAGGCAGACAATTAATGGCACAACAATTTTTTTATGACGGTCAGATAAGACGTTTTTTAGTGCAGTTTATACGTGCAGTGAGTAATTTTGATGTAGAATTTGGTAGAGATCGCGACGGTACTAAAACTTTACAGCGTGTACCTGTGTATTATGGTGACCCTAGCAGACAGGCAGCAACTATTTTAAAAGGTAACAGTGAAAATACACTTAATGGAGTACCAGCAATGAGTGCTTACATAAGTGGATTGACCTACGAACAAAGTAGAATGCAAGATCCTTTCTTTGTTGACAAAATGAATTTACGTCAACGTAGGTACGACCCAGATACCGGACTGTACGATACGCAACAAGGTGATGCATACACCATTGAAAGATTAATGCCTGTACCTTACAAGTTAACAGTAAAACTGGACATATGGACAAGTAACACAGAACAAAAAATGCAAATTATAGAACAGCTGGCTACATTGTTCAATCCTAGTTTAGAGATACAAAGCACAGACAATTATATAGATTGGACTAGTTTGAGTCTAATACAATTGATTGAGGTAAATTGGTCTTCGAGAACTGTTCCTGCAAGTGTTGAAGAACCAATTGATATTGCTACACTAACTTTTGATATGCCAATTTGGATAAGTAGTCCTGCTAAAGTTAAAAAATTAGGAGTTATTCAAAAAATTATCAATAACATCTACGACGAACAAGGAAAGTTTACAGAAGATACAATTTTAACTAATTTAGTTAGCCGGATGGTAGTATCACCTATCAACTACAGTGTTTTCTATAGTGGCAACCAATTAAAATTATTAAAACAGCATGAGATCGCCAATGACGACGGCTCATTGATTGTGACCCAGCCACCAAATAATTGGCGTTCGGTTATTGAAATTTATGGTACGTTAGTCACTGGCGAAAGCGAAATAAGACTAAGTTTGCCAACAGGTACAGAGTTAATAGGATTAATTACATATCACCCAACTGACCCTACAATTTTATTATATACGCCAATTGAAGACACTGCACCTACTAACACACTCTCGCCTGTAAATGCAGTCATAAATCCTATCAATGTAACAGTTAATAATAATTTGACTAACCCGTCAAACGGGACCAGATACTTGTTAACAGACGATATTGGCAGTGCTATCAATCTAAGCGGATCAGTTATATGGGGTAGTTTAATTGCCAAAGCAAATGATATAATTGAATATAATGGCACTACCTGGAACGTTGTATTTGATAGTGCAACAATAAAAACAACCGAATATATTACTAACTTAAATACAAATGTTCAATATCGTTGGACAGGCGAAGAATGGGTAAAAAGTGTTGAAGGTGTTTATCGAGGTGGCGATTGGAGTCTAGTAATATAGGATGTGGTGCATTAATTTATAGTTTATCCACCTCAAGATATCTTTTTTTGTTACGTAACCAAAAAAAACATGCAGGGTCGTGGGGTTTGGTAGGCGGAAAATTAGAAATCAACGAGACTCCGGCGCAGGCACTACGCAGAGAAATCATTGAAGAAATTGGCGAAATCCAAGTTCAGAAAATTATTCCATTAGAAAAATTTACCAGTGACACTCAAGACTTTACTTACCACACGTATCTTTGTACTGTAGACAACGAATTCATTCCGTTGTTAAATGACGAACACAAAGGATATGCTTGGACTTATTTAAACGACCACCCTAAACCTTTACATCCAGGTGTTTGGAGAACCTTTAGTTTTAAAAGTATAATTAATAAAATTAAAACTTTTGAAAATGTTATACACCAACTTCAAGAACAAACTGTCTAAAATCTATCTGTTTGTAATTTAAATTGTATTTCCAAGATTCAGGTTGTCTAAATCTTTTACTAGGACAGACTCTGATAAACTCTGTGTCTGAATAAGTACTCATCACTTCATTTAAACTTCTTACCCAAAACTCTTCATTGATTGGATAATTGCTAGGAGGATAATTTGGTGTTCCAGCAAAAAAATTATAATTGTCGCTGGTATTATCTATTCCATCAAACCCCAGCATATAGACACGTTGATGTCCATCAAAAGCCGCAAGGTATGCAGCAATGGCACCAGCATTGTATTCAGGATTTTGTGGTATAAAATTGAATTTGTTAGGATGGAGCTCTAAATATTTGTTATTTGTATATACGATATTTTCATTACAATATGATTGTTGTGCTAGTTCATCAACAAAATCTTTGCCGGTAGCTATTACAAAATCTGGTTTATAATTTCTGTAAATTGCATTACATCCGTAAGTTAAAAAGTTTTTAATTTGTCTTTTATATTTCCACATACCAACTTCGCCCCATGGTGTTGTTTCTCTATAAGGCAAAATTTTTGTAAGATCAAATTGATTAGCAGTTATACCATTGCCAATAACTATTGCATTAGGTGAAACAGTGTTAAATTGTTGTATAGGCACTGATTCCTTTTGATATTTCCATTCGTCGTCAATATACAAACCAACGGTATTGATATTTTCTGTGGTAATATTCTTCCTGTATAATTTTTGTAACATTGCCATTAAAATCTTCCTACCGCTATTTCTACTGTTTGAATAGAATCATCTAAAATAACTTCTAAACTTTTACCAATTATGCATCCGGGCCTGAACATGCTGTCATTGAGTGCTTCTGCCGCTCCAGGTACTGTACTAGTTACTAGTAACGTTCCTTTGTTTACTGGCCCACGAACTTGACAAGGTACACGACCAGTTAATGCAACTGGATACCCAACAGTATCATTGTTCATAAGATAGGCTGGGTTGGTAGAAATAACACCAGCCACTCTAGTATCGTGACTTATGTCAGTTACAGTAATTTCCTTTTGGCCACCAAATACAACCACAGTACCAGGTGTATACTCGTTGTCGGACTGGAACATTTCTGCCAAATCTGCATAACGAGCACTGGTAGCAGTGGCATTTAACACTCCAGTTTGAGGTATAAATGTGCATGTGGTGCTAACATACTCCGCTGCGGTCAACCCTGTAGTCAATGGTTGCATGGCGATATAGTAAGGTGTGACATCGCCGGTTACAGGAAAAACTTGTAGCGTCGTTTGATTAACACTCATTACGCTTGTGCCTCAG